AATAAACAAACTAGAAAAATGTTTAATCTAGGAGGCAGAGCTAAACTAGATGCAAACAAAGATGGTAAAATTACTGGTGAAGATTTTAAAATGTTAAGAGCCGGTAAGAAGAAAAAAGAAAAAAAACCATCTATGATGGCAATGGCTATCAAGGATAAAAAATAAATGGCTAAACTTTGTCCAAGAGGAAAAGCAGCAGCAAAAAGAAAATTCAAGGTATACCCAAGTGCGTATGCAAATATGTATGCCTCTGCAGTTTGCTCTGGGAAAGTAACACCAGGCGGAAAAAGAAAAAAAGCAGCTGATGGTGGAATGATGAGAGCCGGTTTAGCTAGAAGGAAAAGATGTGCGTAGTTATTATTCAGAAGGCGGATTAAGAAAATGGGTTCAAGAAAAATGGGTGGACATTGGAGCACCGAAGAAGAACGGGAAATATCAACCTTGTGGGAGAAGCAAAGGGAGCAAAAGAAAATATCCAAAATGCGTTCCACTTGCAAAAGCCACACGAATGACAAAGTCGCAAAAGGCGAGTGCTGTCAGACGAAAACGTGCAGCCCAAAACACTGGCCCTAAACCAAAGAATGTAAAAACATATGTTTAGAAAAAGATTTCAAAAAGGAACAGATAAAGTTTATAGTCAATTAGAACATAAAGTTCCTTATCCACATGGTCAAAGAGTTGAATTAGCTAGAGGAAGTAAATCTCCTGCATGGCAAAGAAAAGAAGGTAAATCTGCATCAGGTGGATTAAATAGAAAAGGAATTGCATCTTATAGAAGAGCAAATCCTGGTTCTAAATTATCTATGGCTGTAACCACAAAACCTTCTAAATTAAAAAAAGGTTCTAAAGCAGCTAATAGAAGAAAAAGTTTTTGTGCTAGAATGAAAGGTATGAAAAAAAGATTAACTTCTGCTAAAACAGCAAGAGATCCAAATAGCAGAATTAATAAATCATTAAGAAAATGGAATTGCTAAAAAATAATAAAGAAAGGTAAAATATGGAACACGACGAATTAACAGTAATAAATAAAATACAGAGATATTTGAAAGAATCTTACCAAAATATAGGTGACAATATGATTGGTGGAGGTGTTGACAATATGGAAAAATACAAGTATATGATGGGACAGGCACATGCCTATTTAAGAATATCACAGGAAATCTCTAACCTGCTAAAGCCAAAGGAGCAAAAAAATGAAGATAAAAGAGAATACGACCTCACAAACGTTGTCAGATTCGGACAAGACGGCGGAAATACCAAAGACTAAATTAGCATTACAAGAAAAATACGAAGCTCTCAACCAAGAAGAAGTTGAAGGTTACGAACGTTTAAAGAAAAAAGAATCTACAAAACTACCTAAACCAACAGGATGGAGAATGTTAGTTCTTCCATTTAAAATGCCAGAGAAAACTCGTGGTGGATTATATTTAGGTCAAGAAACTTTAGAGAGACAACAAGTTGCATCTACATGCGGACTTGTTTTAGCTCAGGGTCCTGACTGTTATAATGATAAAGAAAGATATCCTGATGGACCTTGGTGTAAAAAAGGTGATTGGGTAATTTTTGCAAGATATGCTGGATCAAGAATCCAGATAGATGGTGGGGAAGTAAGATTGCTAAATGACGATGAAGTGTTAGCAACCATCAAAAATCCCGAAGACATACTTCATAAATATTAACATAGGAGATAACTATGCCGAACATAGAAGAAAACAAAACAGTAGACATTGATACATCTGGTCCATCAGTTGATGTAGAACTAGAAAATGATTCGAAAGAAACTGAAAATGAACTAGAGGTAAAAAATGAAAATACTAAAGACAATAATGAATCCAATGATTCATCTGAGAAATCTAGTGAGCAGCTTGATGTTCAAGTTAGCGAACAAAAAGAAGAAAAAAAAGAAGATGAGCTTAAAGAATATTCTGAAAGCGTTCAGAAAAGAATAGCAAAGCTTACAAAAAAATGGAGAGAAGCAGAGAGACAAAAAGATGAAGCTTTATCTTATGCCGAAAGAGTAATGGCAGATAAGAAAAAAGCTGATGAAAAATTGTCTAAACTAGAACCCGGATACATGAAGTCTACAGAAGACTCAATTAAATCTGGATTAGAATCTGCAAAAGCAAAACTGGCAGCAGCTAGAGAATCAAATGATTTACAAGCTGAATCAGAAGCTTTAACAGCCATATCAGAGTTAGGTTATAAACAAGCAAGATTCTTAGAAGCTAAAGCACAACAAGAAGAAGAGGCTAAAGTAAGAGAATCAAGACCTAAACAAACTGATTTGAATGTTCAAAGACAACAAATTTCACAAGGTACTCCTGATCCAAAAGCTGAGGATTGGGCTACTAAAAACACGTGGTTTGGTAAGGATACTGCTATGACTTACACTGCTTTTGATCTTCATAAAAAGCTTACAGAAGAGGAAGGTTATGATCCTCAATCTGACGAATATTATGCTGAAATTGATAAAAGAATAAGACTTGAATTTCCGCATAAATTTGATACAAGTTCAACTAAGGTTGAAAATAATACGACCAAGCCTGTACAGACTGTTGCATCTGCAAGAAGAAGTACAAAATCTGGTCGCAAAACTGTGAGGCTCACACCATCACAAGTAGCAATTGCTAAAAAATTAGGTGTGCCACTTGAAGAATATGCGAAACAATTAAATATCACGAAGGAGGTATAGGCATATGGAAGATAAAAATATAAAGACCACTCGTGCGAGCCAAACTCGAGAAAAAGATTCTCGACCGAAAGTTTGGACTCCACCATCAAGTTTAGATGCACCCCCTGCGCCTACTGGGTTTAGGCACAGATGGATAAGAACTGAAACTCTTGGATTCCAAGACACTAAGAATGTCGCAGGAAGAATAAGATCTGGATACGAGCTTGTAAGAGCTGACGAATATCCTGATTCAGATTATCCGATTGTCGAAGACGGCAAATATAAGGGAGTGATCGGAGTTGGTGGCCTTGTGCTGGCAAGGGTACCGGAAGAAATCGCGCAACAACGTGCTGACTATTATAAAAAACAAGCCAGAGAAAACGTTGAAGCAGTAGATAACGATTTAATGAAGGAACAGCACCCAAGTATGCCAATCAATATTGATAGGCAAACTCGTGTAACTTTTGGTGGTACTAAGAAATCCTAATTATAGAATTTCTCAAACCAACAGAGTACACTTAAACAATATGTCTAAGGAGGACAAACTACTATGGCAAATAAAAACGCACCATTTGGTTTAAAACCAATTGGAAAAGTAGGTCAGAACAGAGACAATCAAGGTTTAAGTGAATACAGTATTTCGGCAAATGATAGCACAACTATCTATTTCCAAGACCCAGTTAAAATGACTGCGGCTGGAACAATAGATCAAGGTGCTGCAGGCGGAAATATCCTTGGTTCATTAAACGGGGTGTTTTACACTGATCCTACAACTAAAAAACCGACGTGGGCAAATCACTATGCACAAGTAAATGCAAGTGACATTGTTGCGTTCGTAGCTGACGATCCGTATGAAAGATTCGAGATCCAAACAAACATTTCAACTGCTTCTGAGCAGACTGACGTGTTTAACAATGCGGATATCGCTCTTGCAGCTGGTAACTCAGCAAACTATGTATCAAAAGCAGTATTGAATAATGCTACATTAAGCACAAATTCAGCACAGCTTAAAATCATAGGTGTATCAAAAGATCCTGACAACAATGACATAACTTCTGGTTATGTTAATTGGGTTGTTATGATCAATGAACACAATCTTAAAGTAACAACAGGCATATAATAGAGGAGAAAAACTATGGCTATATCACGAGGACAACTAGTTAAAGAACTAGAACCAGGTTTGAATGCTCTATTCGGCTTGGAATATAAACGTTATGAGAATCAGCATGCTGAAATATACTCTACAGAATCTTCAGACAGAGCGTTTGAAGAAGAAGTAATGTTATCAGGTTTTGCTCAAGCTCAAGTTAAACCAGAAGGTTCAGGTGTAACTTTTGACAATGCTCAAGAGACTTACACTGCAAGATACACACACGAAACTGTGGCTCTTGCCTTCTCAATAACTGAAGAAGCAATTGAGGACAACTTGTATGACAGACTTGCTAGTAGATATACAAAAGCATTAGCTAGATCTATGGCAAACACAAAACAAGTTAAAGCAGTAGCTCCATTAATAAATGGTCTACCTTCTAACGATGCTTTCGATTCAGGAGACGGTGTTTCTTTATTTAACACTGCTCACCCAACAATCGCAGGTACTGTTAAGAATACTTTAACAACTCAAGCAGACTTAAACGAAACTTCATTAGAACAGTCGTTAATTGACATTGCGGCAATGACTGATGAAAGAGGTTTAAAAATTGCAGCTAGAGGAGTAAAAATGATTATTCCTTCTGAGTTACAATTTACTGCAGAGAGATTGATGAAGTCTCAAGGTAGAGTTGGTACTGCTGATAATGATATCAACGCAATCGTTTCTATGGGAATGGTTCCTCAAGGTTACAGAGTGAACAATTTCTTAACTGACACAGATGCGTATTACATTATCACTGACGTGCC